GAAGGTCTGGGCGAGGCGGTGCGCGCCGATGTCCTGGCCAAAACCGGCGTTCAGGGGGGCTGGTGCCGGCCGGCCGTTCCCACATGCGGGGCGCCGAAGCCGCGGGTGCGGTGGCAGCCTGGCCCGACCAGGCCGGCGGTGAAGCGGCTGCGGTCGGCGGACGCGCCGGACGGTTGCTGGGCGCGGCTGCGACGGCTTCGCCGGCCATGACCTTGGCGTATTCCGGCTCACCCGGCAGCACGACCCGGTCCAGCCGGTTGCTGTCGGAGTAACGCGGGTCAGTCGCGGGTTCGACGCGCACCTTGGCCGCGAAGGTGATCCCGTGCAGGTCGGACAGGCCACGCAGCATGCGCTTGGCCTTCGCCGCCTCGCTCATATCCTGGGCGTCCAGGCCGAGCGCACTGTCGATCATGGCCCGGAAGACCCCCTTCGAGATCTTCCAGCCGATCGACACGCCCTGCTCGTCGACCTTCCCGCCGACGACGGTGAAGGTCTGCCAGAACTTGCGACGGATGTGCGGGCCCGCCGTGACGGTGAACTCGCAATCCAGCATCTTCACGTCGCTGCCCTGCGTCTTGGTCGCCTTGAGCAGGCCGCGATCCGCCTCGCCCTGGCCATCCAGCCCGCCCTTTCGGAGGTGCATGACGACCTTCACGAAGCTGCCGTCCGGGATGAGATCGGAGCCACGCGGCAGTTCGGCATCGTTCATGTCATAGGTCATGGCATCACCCCCTTGGCGGCGTTGGTGTTGGTGCTGGTGGCGTTGATCTTGCGAAGCAGAGCGGCGAGGTCCGCGGGCTCGGTCTCGTCGAGACGGCCCGAGCGATCCTTCGCGGGCAGAGCGAAGCAGTTGCCGGCGCGGCAGACGAGGCGGCGCTCGGTTCCGCGCTCCGGGTCGTATCGCCAGGCGTCGCCTTCGCGGCTGAACAGCCCCATGGTGACGACCTGATCGACGATGCCCGGCAGTTCGCGCGCGGCCTTGCCGCCTTCCATCTGCGGCTGCCAGGTCACCTTGCCGAACTCGTCGGTCACCTTCTCCAGGATGCCGACCATGATTGTGGTCTTGCCGGGCGCGTGCTGCAGGTGCTTCAGCAAGCTGATGACCTCGCGGGCGAGCAGGCCATAGGCGCCACGGGTGTCCGGCTTCCCGGTCTTTTCCGAGAAGGCCTCGGGCCGCGTCTTCGCCCAGGCCATCGCCTGCCGCGTGAGGTCAGTGATACTGTCCAGGAACACGATGGATTTGCTGGTGATCAGCCGCACGAGATCGGGATGCGCCGCAGTCAGGTGCTGGTGGTGTGCCTCCGAGAAGAACCCGTTCGGATCTGCGGCTGGGTTCACCCCACCGATCAGGCAGGCGATGTCGATGGCGTCATCGAAGCAGCGGATTGGGATGCTGTCGCCGCGCCAGTCCTGCACTGACTTGAGGCCCGCCTCGAGATCGATGCAGAGGGTCTCCCCCGCCGGCAGCGTCTTGAGCTGCGTGGTCTTGCCCACGCCGCTGGGACCGAACAGCGCCATGGTGGTCTTGTTGGCCGCGCGCGAGAGGCGCTCATCGGCCGTGACGATGCGCAGCGCCATTAGCGGCCTCCCCGCAGCGGGATGATGCCGGCGCCATGCGGGCTGTCGCGCAGCGCCGTCTCGGACAGGATGGCCAGGCGATAGGTGGCGCGGCCCGTTCGCACCGTGCGGGCCGGCTCGAAGGCCTGGCGGATGCGATCGGGCCAGGCGGTGTAGGCCCGTTCCGACACCTTGAAGGTGACCTCGACGTACTGCGTGGGATCCTCGCCGCCGGCGCGGATCTGCTCGGAGAGGGACGCGAGACGCGCCTGGTCCCATTCCACCCGCTTCGGCAGATCGACCGCGATCTCCACGACACCGTCCTGGAAGCGAACGGTGCCGGTGTCCTTGCCAGCGGCGGCACGGGCGCCGATAGCGCGCTGCTCGTAGCGGAGCGCGATCGCGGCCTCGATCCAGTCCTGCATGCGTTTGGCGGCGTCCAGCGCCTCGCGCGCATCGGTCTGCAGCAGCGCCAGATGCTCGGCGGGGAGCGCGATGGCGTCGCTCACCGGCATGTGGCGTAGCGCGTCGAGGGTCGGGCGGTTGGTGCGGAGCGCGTCCATCATGCGGCCTCCGCGAGCAGCATCGGCAGGATGGCGGAGGAGGCGCGGCGCGGGCGACGGCGGGCGACGAGGATGTAGGCGTAGTCCTCGTAGCCGTGGCGGCGCTGCACCAGGTGCGCGAGGCCCGCCTCCGCGAGCTTCCAGGCGCGGGCGGCGACGCGCGCCAGCGCGACGCGTTCCTCCGCCGGCAGGCAGGCCAGCTGCGGGCAGACCTGCCGGGCGAGCGCGCCGCGGTGATAGGTAAGGGTGTCGCCGGGCGCCGCGGCGCCCAGCCAGGCGCAGAGGGCCGCCTCAGTCAGCGACGCCTCCGCTGCGCGGATGTCGGGGATGGGTGTGTCCATGACCACCATTACTCAGCCACCTCCGAATCCGTATCAGGCGGCCGAGGGGATGCCGGCGGCGAGCAGCCGCAGGCGCATCTCCCGGATGCGGCGATAGATGCGCATGCGCGGCATCGTCTTCTGCTCGCCGAACTCGTGCGGCGTGTGCTCGCTGAGCGCGGCGCAGAGCGGGTAATCCTGGGCGGCGATCGCGCCGGCCGCGCGCTCCAGGTCGAGGCGGCGTTCCAGTGCGGCGATGGCGTCAGTGGATTGGCCGCACCACGCGCCGTAGCCGTCGACTTCACCGATGGTGTCGGCGAGCGTCAGCCCGTCAGTATTCGGTAGTGTGTCGTCGAGGGAGCGGGGATGGCGGGCGGCGCGCTCGCGCTGCACGCGGCGCGCGATCCGCGCCCCGGCGTGCCGGAAGCAGACCATCGCGAAGGCCTCGATCTCCGCCCTGGCGGAGTCGAAGGCGGGCAGGCGCGCGAGGAAGTCGACTAGCAAATCCTGGCGCAGATCCTCGCGCTCGTGAGCCGGAAGACCCAGGCTACGGCAGAGGCGCCGCGCCTCCTGCGTGGCCAGGCGGTAGGACGGGGCGAGGTCGGGGAGGCAGGGCGAGGCGCGCATCGTCGGGTCGGCTCCATCGGGTGGCGATGGGACGACCTTGCCGAGGCGGGCGGCACACGGGTGTGGGCGTGGCGTGTGTCTGGCGTGTGCCCGCGGGGGGGCCAGCTACGCCGGGATCAGGGCGATCTCCTCGGGCCTGAGGGCGAGGGCGTAGCCCCGCCCGTCGCGCGTCTGGACGAGCTGCCCAGGGAAGCGTGCCCGCTTCAGGAGATCGTCGAGGCTGTTCTGGAGATCCCGCTTGAGGCTCCGGACCGTGGCGGCGGTCGCGGTCGTGCCGTGGTACATCGCCTCGAGCACGTCGCGTGAGGACACGAGGGGCCTGCCGCGCCGGGCGCGGTCGCAGACGAGCCAGAGCAGCTCGAACTCCCGCGCCGGGAGCTCGATCGAATGGCCATCGAGCGCGACGCTGCTCGTGGCCATCGAGAGCGTGAGCCGAGGCTCGCTCCTCGGCGCGGCGAGCAGCGCGTCGATGTTCACCACAACCGGCCGCCGCGGCTCGCTCGGGAGGAAGGCCTCGGCCGGCAGCACGACGTCCACGCCGCGCTCCTCCAGGGCGGCGCGCGCCACCGGCGCCTGGACGGGGGCCACGAGGCTGATGCGTCGGCCGCGTGCCAAGGCGCGGACCTGGTCGAGCGCGCCGGGGCGTCCGATGGCGGCTGGCATCGCGGCGAGCACAAGGAGGCGTCCGCCCGGCAGTTCGCCGACACAGAAGATCCCGGGCTGGACCTCCACGGCAGAGCCGCTCATGCCGAGCGCGGCGGCGGTCTCCTCGGCCAGCCGTGGCACCGAGACGCGGAGAAGCTGCAGCTCCGCCGGATCCAGGACCTCGCCGCCGTCGTGGGCGACGGCGCAGATCGCCCGGGGCACACCGTCCGTCCAGCGGACGCGCCGCGCCTCCGCGCCGCAGCAGCAGTCGGCACACGGATCCCATGTGTCGAGCTGGCGTTCGTGGATCACGACGCCGAGCTCGATCAGGCGGCGGAACGCCGCCGATCCCTCGGGCGACAGATCCGGCGGGCCGAGCAGGAAGACGGGTTCGCCGCCCTCACTCCGCTGCAAGAGCAGGACGGGAAGGCTCTCGCTCACACCGCATCTCGTTCATCGCGAGCAGCTCCATCACCCTCTTCTGGTGCCGCTGCCGAGGAAAGCCCACCGTGTCGTGGGGCTTGATCTTTACGGTGATCACCGGCGGCCGCGGACCCTCGGCCACGAGGGTGATCTTGATGACGATGTGCGCGAGCCGCCACGCGCCTGACTGGTAGCTGATCTCGGGGCGGCTCTCGTGCAGGACCTGCAAGGCGTTGCCGTCCGCCTCCCGCGCGATCAGCGAGCGCACGACCTTCTCGCGGCCGCTCCTCCCGACGGCCACCTTGTTCGCCTGGGCTTCGTAGATCTGGATCGAGGCGATGCCCGGGTCGTGGCCGTGCCGGAATTGGAAGCCGGAGCCGGCCCTCTCCACCGCGCGCAAGGTGTAGAGCCTCTGCGACGCCGGTGCGCTGAAGAGGCCCGGGCTGCCGAGCATGATGTCGGCGAAGGCCTTCGCCAGCGCGATCCGGCAGCTCTTGTTGCAGCCCCAGACCTTCAGGCGGCCGTCGTTGGCGGAGTAGGCGAGGACCGCGTTGTCGATCTCGCGGAAGCTCCGGATCCGCTTGCGGCTGCCCTCCAGGACCTCGGCGATGGTCAGCACGGCCCCGTGGCGGATGGAGACGTGCACCTCGTCGCCGTCGAGGTAGGTGACCGCCTCGCAGAACTCCCCGCGCAGATCCGCCTGGAAGATCTCCCTCGCGCGGGCCACGAGCTCCCGCAGCCTGTCGTCGCCGAGGTCGGCCGGGATGCCCTCCTCCGGCGCTACGAACTCCATCACGGACTGCGGCTGGAGGAAGGCCAGGCCGTTCTCCGCCTCCTCGAAGACGTCCGGATGGTCGACGAAGGCACGGAGGGCGAGGTTGCGCGCGCTGGTCTTGGCCGCCGCCTCGGGCGGCACCAACACCACCCCTTGCCTCCGCGCCTCTGCCAACAGGGCGTCCTGGCCGATCGGCCGCCCGAGGCGCTCGATCCGGTGGAGGTCTGCGGTAAGGCTCTCCGGGCACCGGTCCTTCGGCGTGTGCAGGAGGTAGTGGGAGACGGCCTCGCGGCCCCTGTCGGGCGCGGAGTCCAGCAGGCCGAGGTCCAGGGCGTCGGCGGGCAGGGCGTACCGCTCGAAGAAGCGCTTGAGCAGGTCCTCGTGGACCGTGCGGAGGAACCGGAGGTTGGCGAAACGCTGGTAGTCGTCCTTCATCGGCAGCCCCGCGAGTCGTTCACCCACTGTTCTATCGTGGATTGCCGAGTCGGCGCGAATCCAATCCGCGCTTGCGATGATACGGATCGGCGGGCGGGCGAGTAATGGCTGGGGGTGCCAGACCCCAAGCTCCCCAACCACCACCTTCCGCCGCACCTCCGCGAGGTCTGCGCCATCCTGGCCGCCGGCCTGCTGCGGCTGCGCAGCCGCGCGGCCGAAGATCATGCGCGGGATGCCGAGACAGCTCGGGGGGAGGGAGGCGTTCGCCTACACTCCACCGGCAAGCAGCGCCTGCATGCGAACCCCAACAGGAAGGGACGCGCATGACCAGACGATCCACCGCCGCCCCCGCGCCGGCGCCCACCATCCCGAAGATCCCGCCGACGCAGGTGCTGTCGCGGCTCGCCGCGCTGCAGACGGCGCCCACCGCCATGCTGAAGCAGCAGTGGCGCGAACTGTTCGGCAAGGAGCCGCCGCCGTGGAACCGGGCCTACATTCAGAGCCGGCTGGCGTATCGGATCCAGGAGCTCGCCTATGGCGGGCTGAAGCCCGAGACTGTCGATCGGCTGGTGGCGCTGGGCGAGCAACTGGATGGCGGCAACGTCGTCCTGCGCCGCATTCGGGCAGACAGCCGCCCACTGGCCGGCACGCGCCTCATCCGGGAATGGCAGGGCGTGCAGCACGTGGTCACGGTGCGCGTCAACGACTTCGAATTTGAGGGGCGGCCCTACCAGTCCCTGTCCGCCATCGCTCGCCACATTACCGGCACCCGCTGGAACGGCTGGACGTTCTTCGGGCTGCGCGCGCGGGGTGAGACATGACCCGCCGCGCCCGCATCGAGGCCGCCATGCCGGCCACCACGAAGAAGCTCCGCTGCGCGGTCTACACGCGGAAATCCACGGACGAGGGGCTGGAGAAGGAATTCAACACCCTCGACGCGCAGCGCGATGCTTGTGAGGCATACATCACCAGCCAGCGCGCCGAGGGCTGGGTGCTGGTCCGCGACCGCTACGACGATGGCGGCTTCTCGGGCGGCACGCTGGAGCGGCCAGCGCTGCAACGCCTGCTGCGCGACATCCAAGCTGACCTGGTCGACGTCATCGTGGTCTACAAGATTGATCGCCTGTCCCGCTCGCTGATGGATTTCGCCAAGCTGGTGGAGGTGATGGACACGCATGGCGTGACCTTCGTTTCGGTGACCCAGAGCTTCAACACGACCACCAGCATGGGACGGCTCACGCTGAACATCCTGCTCAGCTTTGCCCAGTTCGAGCGAGAGGTCATTGGTGAGCGCATCCGCGACAAATTCGCCGCCTCGCGCGCCCGCGGCATGTGGATGGGTGGCAAGGTGCCGCTCGGCTACGATGTCGTCGCCAGGAAGCTGGTGGTGAATGAGGACGAGGCCCCTCGGGTGCGCAGAGTCTTCGAGATCTTCGCCGAGACGGGCTCGGGCATCGAGACGGTGTCCCGCCTCCGAGCGGAGGGCGCCACCAGCAAGGCCGGGCGACCGCTCGACAAGGGCGATGTCTACAAGCTGCTCAACAACCGGACCTATGTCGGTGAGGCCGCGCACAAGGGACAGGTCTATCCCGGCGAGCACCAGGGCATCGTGCCGCGGGAGCTGTGGGACCGGGCGCACGCGGTGCTGCGGGTCAGCCCGCGGGCTCGCGCCAACCAAAACCGCGCGCAGACGCCGGCGCTGCTGAAGGGGCTGATCTTCGGCGTGGATGGCCGGGCACTGTCGCCGACCCACGCCCGGAAGAACGGCCGCCTCTACCGATACTACGTGGCGCAGCGCGTGCTGAAGGGGGATGCCGCCGGCGACGACGGCATCGTGCGGCGGGTGTCGGCTGCGGAGATCGAGGCCGCGGTGGTGGACCAGGTACGGGCGCTGCTGCGCCAGCCGGAGATCGTGGTCGGCACCTGGCGCGCGGCGCGCAGGGAGGCGCCGGACCTGACAGAAGCCGAGACGCACGATGCGTTGCATCGGCTCGACCCGCTGTGGGCGCAGCTGTTCCCCGCCGAGCAGGCCCGGATCGTGCGGTCACTGGTGGAGCGGGTGGTGGTCGGCCCGGCCGGTGCCGATATTCGGCTGCGGCTGGACGGGCTTGGCGGCCTGGTCCGCGACCTCGGCGCCATCGCTCCCGATGCGCTGAGGTCGGCAGCATGACCACGGCGACCAGCATCACGGTCCGGGTGCCATTGGCGATTCGCCACCGGCCCGGCAGGAAGACGGTCGTGACACCCGACGCGCAGGTTCCCTCGTCGACCCCAACCCGCGCCGACCCAGCCCTGGTGAAGGCAATCGCCAGGGCGCATCGCTACCAGCGCATGCTCGACCAGGGCCTCCACGGGTCGCTGACCGAGTTGGCGGCGGCCGAGAAGATGGATCGGTCCTTCCTGGGGAAGCTCCTCAGCCTGACACTGCTGGCACCGGACCTGGTCGAGTCGATCCTGGAGGGCCGGTGTGGCGTTGGCCTGCCCACCCTGCTCCGGCCCTTTCCGGCAGCCTGGCACGAACAGGCCAGCGCTCTGGCCGCAAAACAGCCACCACCTTCATTGCCGGAGACCAAGGCAAGAGGTTAAGGTGTAGTATCGGCTGCGGCGCCCTCTGGGACTAGCGGCGAGAGGGGGAATTCTTGAGCGGCTTGAATATCTCAAACTTTATCTGGGGGATCGCCGACGACGTTCTCCGGGACGTTTATGTCCGCGGAAAGTACCGTGACGTCATTCTGCCGATGACGGTCATTCGTCGTCTTGACGCGATACTTGAACCAAAAAAGGAAGCTGTTCTCGCCCGCAAGGCGTTTCTTGACGAGAACGGAGTCCGGGATCAGGACCAGCCGCTGAAGCAGGTGGCCGGCGAAGCCTTCTACAACATCTCGCCCTTTACGCTGCGCGACCTCACCGCGAAGACGCGCCAGCAGCAGCTGAAGGCCGACTTCACCGCCTACCTCGATGGCTTCTCCCCGAACGTCCAGGACATCCTGACCAAGTTCAAATTTCGCAACCAGATCGACACGCTGGTCGAGGCCGATGCGCTCGGCCCCCTCATCGACAAGTTCCTCCACCCTTCCGTCAATCTGTCCCCCTATCCGGTGAAGGATGAGGACGGCCAGGTGCGCGTGCCTGGTCTCGACAACCACAGCATGGGGACGATCTTCGAGGAGCTGATTCGTCGCTTTAACGAGGACAACAATGAGGAGGCTGGCGAGCACTTCACGCCGCGCGACGTCATCGAGCTGATGGCGAACCTCATCTTCCTCCCCGTCGCGGAGCGCATCGAGTCCGGCACCTATCTCATCTATGACGCCGCATGCGGCACGGGCGGCATGTTGACGGTCGCGGAAGAGGCGCTGACGAAGCTCGCTGCGGATCATGGCAAGGAGATCAGCACGCATCTCTTCGGCCAGGAGGTGAACGCCGAGACCTACGCCATCAGCAAGGCCGACCTGCTGCTGAAGGGCGAAGGTGCCGAGGCGGAGCGCATCCAGCACGGCTCCACGCTCTCGTCAGATGCGTTCCCCTCGCTCGAATTCGACTTCATGCTGTCCAACCCGCCTTACGGCAAAAGCTGGAAGACCGACCTCGAGCGGATGGGCGGCAAGAAGGATCTGAAGGACCCGCGCTTCGTCATCCAGCATGGCGGCGATGCCGAGTTCAGCCTCGTCACGCGCTCCTCGGACGGGCAGCTCATGTTCCTGGCCAACAAGCTGGCGAAGATGAAGCGCAACACGCCGCTCGGCAGCCGCATCGCTGAGGTGCACAACGGCTCATCGCTGTTCACGGGTGATGCGGGATCCGGCGAGAGCAACATCCGCCGCTGGGTGATCGAGAATGACTGGCTGGAAGCCATCGTCGCCCTGCCGGAGGGCATCTTCTACAACACAGGCATCGCGACCTACGTCTGGGTGCTGAGCAACCGCAAGGCCGATGAGCGACGAGGCTTGGTGCAGCTGATCGACGCGACGGCTTGCTCCCGCCCGCTGCGCCGAAACCTCGGGAAGAAGAATTGCGAGATGGGGCCGGACGACATCCGCGAGGTCTCCGACGTCTTTCTCAGCCAGGCTAATTTGCCGGAGCCGGCAGCAGCGGGTGAGGTGCGGCGTGTGCGCACCAAGGTGCTGCCGAACGCTTCCTTCGGCTATTGGAAGGTGGTTGTGGAGCGTCCGCTCCGGCTGGCCGCGCGGCTTGATGACGCCTCGCTGCGCAGTCTACGGCGCGCAGCGGTGGCGGCGAAGGACGAGGCGCTCGCCGACCTTGTTGAGGCGGTCGCACCGGCGCTCGGCGCTGGCCCCCACATGGACATCAACGCCGTGCTGGCGGCGATTCGCACGGCGGCCGCCGCGAGGGATGAATCCCTGACCGCCAAGCGGGAAAAGCTGCTGCTGGCCGCGCTCGGGCGGCGCGACCCGAAGGCGGCGCCGGTCATTCGCAAGCAGTCGAAGCCCAAGCCCGGCACCGAGCCAGAGCAGGAATCGCTGCACGGCCGATACCAGCAGAAGCTGGGTGGCCGCACGGTCGTGGTGGAGTACGAGCCCGACCCCGAGTTGCGCGACACGGAGCAGGTGCCCTTCCTGGAGGAGGGCGGCATTGAGGCCTTCATCCGACGTGAGGTGCTGCCGCACGCGGAGGATGCCTGGGTAGACGAGGATCGGACGGAGATCGGCTACGAAATCTCCTTCACCCGCCACTTCCATCAGCCGAAGCCGCTGCGCGACCTGGCTGCGATCGAGCGAGACATCCTGGCGCTGGAGCGGGAAGCCGCGGACCTGCTGCGCCAGGTTGTTAGCGCGGCCTGAACCATGGGGTCGAAGCTATCGCCTTATCCAGACTATCGTGACAGCGGCCTTGCTTGGCTGCCACGAGTGCCGAGCCATTGGGATGTTCGGCGCTTGAAGTATGTCTTTCGTGAGGTGGTCGACCGGACCGAGACCGGCGAGGAAGTTCTGCTGTCTCTTCGGCAATTCCGGGGCTTGGTCCCACATAAAGACGTCTCGAAGAAGCCGATCGATGCCTCGGACGTGATCGGCTTCAAGCGTGTCCAGGCTGGTCAGTTCGTACTGAACCGCATGCGCGCTTCGAGCGGAATGATGGCATTCTCCACGCGCGATGGCTTGGTCAGCCCGGACTACGCGGTCTTTCAACCCTTATGCCCGGCCGACCCTCGCTTCCTCGTCTACCTCATGCAGACCCGCGAGCTTGGCGCAGAATTCAGGCGGCAGTCGAAGGGCCTTGGAACCGGGACCGCAGGCTTCCTACGACTTTACACGGATCGGTTCGGGGCAACGGCTATTCCCTTCCCGCCACCCGAAGAGCAGCGACGCCTTGCTGATCACCTTGATGCGCACGGGCGGCTGACGACACGTCTGATCCGGAACCGACGCCGCATGCTTGCTGTGCTGAAGGAGCGCCGTCAGGGCATTATCAACGACGCCGTAACGCGGGGCGTCAATCCGGCCGCGGCCATGAAGGCAACGCCGCTCGACTCGGTCCCGCTGATCCCGTCGCATTGGCAGTTGAAGCGGCTGAAATATCTGACCCGCTTCTCCAATGGCATCGCGTTCAAGCCCGCGGATTGGAAGGACGCGGGTACGCCGATCATCCGCATCGAGAACCTCAACGGGAGCGACCAGTTCAACTACACAGATCGGGCAGACCTTCCAGAACGACTGCTGATTCAGCCGGGAGACCTACTGTTCGCTTGGTCAGGCAACCGCGGGACGTCATTCGGTTCCTTTGAATGGGATCGGGCCTTCCCCGCATACCTTAACCAGCACATCTTCAAGCTGGAGAGCTTCTCGCTTCATCGCCGGTTCTTCTTCTACGCCCTACGCGCGGTGACGAAGCGGGTCGAGGATAACGCGCACGGCATCATCGGCCTCGTGCACGTGACAAAGCCCGAACTCGGCGCGATTGAGGTCCCCGTACCCCCGCCCGCCGAGCAAGAGGCGATCGCTGACCACCTTGACCGTGTGCTGGGCGAGATCAATGCCGCATCTGAAAAGCTCGTCAGAGAGATCAAGTTGGTCGAGGAGTACCGGGAGCGCCTGATCGCAGACGCAGTTACCGGGAAGCTCGACGTCCGCGCCGCAGCCTTGGCGATGCTCGCCGACGAGAGCGACGGCGAAGCTCCGACTTTGGAGGATGAGGAGGCAACGACGGCCGAGGATGCCGACGACGAGGACGATGCCGACGTGGCGCTTGCCGAGGTCGATGAATGACGGCTGTACCGCCAGCGAAGCCGAAGATCTACCACATCCTGCATGTGGACCGGCTTGCCTCAGTGGTGGCGAACAAGCGGCTCTACAGCGACGCCGCCATCAGGGCGCGCGCCGGCGCTGGAACGGTCATCGGCATGCAGGGGATCAAGGACCGCCGGCTCACGCTGCCGGTTACCTGCCACCCGAAGACCTATGTCGGGGACTACGTTCCGTTCTACTTTTGTGCTCGCTCGATCATGCTCTACTTGCTATATATGGGGAACGCGCCGGGGCTCGATTACCGGGGCGGCCAAGTCCCTATCGTCACGCTTGAAGCGGACCTCCACACCGTGGTCGAGCGCGCGGACAAGGTGGGGCGACGGTGGGCCTTCTCGCTTGGGAATGCCGGCGCGAACTATCAGTCGTTCAGGAAAGACCTGAGCCAGCTCAGCGATATCAACTGGACGGCGGTCCAGGCCACGGATTTCCGCTCATCCGATGTGAAGGAAGGCAAGCAGGCTGAATTTCTCGTCCACGAACGCTTCCCGTGGTCTCTTGTCGAGAGGATCGGCGTTCGGACTATCGATATGCAGAAGCGCGTGAGGGAAATACTGGACGGCGCGGACCACATGCCGCCTGTTCAGGTCCGAACGGACTGGTACTACTGATGCGGAGGAGAATCGGATGATCACCAGCAAAATCGGAGACCTCCTCGCCGAGCCGGCCGAGGCGCTGGTGAATACCGTGAACTGCGTGGGCATCATGGGCCGCGGCGTGGCACTTCAGTTCAAGAATGCCTTCCCGGAGAACTTCAAAGCCTACAAGGCCGCGTGCGACCGGGGCGACGTGCAGCCTGGCCAGATGTTTGTCGTCGAGGTCGGACAGCTGACCCGGCCGCGCTGGATCATCAACTTCCCCACCAAGCGCCACTGGCGCGGCAATAGCCGGATCGAGGACATCGAGAGCGGGCTCGTCGCCCTGGCCACCGAGATCCGGGAGCGGGGCATTCGCTCCATCGCCATCCCTCCGCTGGGCAGTGGCCTCGGCGGCCTGGAGTGGCGCGACGTCAAGCCGCGGATCGTTGAGGCGCTGCGCGGCATCAACGACCTTGAGGTCATTCTGTTCGAGCCCGCCGGCGCCCCCGCGGATGGCCGAGGCATGGCCTCAAGCAAGGTCCCGCCGATGACCGCCGGCCGGGCTGCCCTGGTCGGCCTGATGCACCGCTATCTCGGCGGCCTGATGGACCCCTTCGTGACGCTGCTGGAGGTACACAAGCTCATGTACTTCATGCAGGAGGCCGGGCAGTCCCTGCGCTTGCGATATGCCAAGGCGCCCTACGGCCCCTTCGCCGAGAACCTCGGCAATGTCCTCGCCCAGGTCGAGGGGCATCTGGTCGCGGGCTACCGTGACGGCGGCGACGCCCCGGACAAGCAGCTCACCCTCGTCCCGGGCGCCGTCGACGACGCCATGACCTTTCTGGAAGGGGATGAGGCGACGCGGGCGCATTTCGACCGCGTGGCTGCGCTCGTCCAGGGCTTTGAGACGCCGTTCGGATTGGAGCTACTCTCCACCGTGCACTGGGTCGCCAAGGACGCCCCGGACGCGACGCCGGCGGACATCGTCGCCGGCGTGCATGGCTGGGGTGAGCGGAAGCGCCGCTTCTCGCCGCGGCAGATCGGCCTGGCGCTCGACACGCTGGCCTGTCAGGGCTGGCTACCGGGCCGCGTGATCACGCCCGCGGCATGAGTACCGACACCAGCGAGAAGGGCCTCGAAGCGCTCATCGCGCGATCGCTGGTCGATGACGCCGGCTATGTGCTCGGCGACCCGAAGGACTACGACCGCGATCACGCGGTAGACGTACCGAAGCTCCTGGCGTTCTTCCGAGCCACACAGCCCGAGGCGGTCACGCAGCTTGGGCTGGAGGATGAGCCCAAGCGCCTCAAGTTCCTCCATCGCCTTCAGGGCGAAGTTGCGAAGCGCGGCGTGATCGACGTGCTTCGCAGCGGGGTGAAGGACGGCCCTGTCTCCGTCGAGCTGTTCTTCGGCACGCCCTCGGCCGCGAATGCCAAGGCCGTCGAGCTGCACGCCGCCAACATCTTCAGCGTCACGCGGCAGCTGCGCTACGCCAAGGATGGCGGCGCGCAGTCGCTCGATATGGCGACCTTCATCAACGGACTGCCCATTTCCACCTTCGAGCTCAAGAACAGCCTGACGAAGCAGACCGTCGCGGACGCGGTCGAACAGTTCAAGCGCGACCGGGATCCGCGGGAGGCGCTGTTCAAGTTCGGGCGCTGCGTCGTCCACTTCGCCGTGGACGATGCCGAGGTCCGGATGTGCACGCATCTGAAGGGGAAGGAGTCTTGGTTCCTGCCCTTCAACAAGGGCTGGAACGATGGAGCCGGGAATCCGCCCAACCCAGTCGGGCTGAAGACCGACTACCTGTGGCGCGACATACTGACCAAGCCGCGCCTGACCGAGATCCTGGAGAACTACGCCCAGATCGTCGAGGAGCGTGACGAGCACGGCAAGAAGAAGCCTCCGCGCCAGGTGTTCCCCCGCTACCATCAGCTCGACGTGGTGCGGGAGCTGCTACGCCACGCCGGCGATCACGGTGTCGGGCGGCGTTACCTGATCCAGCACTCGGCTGGCAGCGGCAAGAGCAATTCCATCGCCTGGCTCGCGCACCAGCTGGTCGGGTTGGAGCATGCGGGGCGCCTGGCATTCGACACCGCAATCGTCGTGACCGATCGGCGGCTGCTCGACAAGCAGATCCGGGACACGATCAAGCAGTTCGCTCAGGTGGCATCGGTCGTCGGGCATGCCGATCGGTCCGGCGCGCTGCGCGAATTCCTGAAGACGGGCAAGAAGATTGTCATCACGACGGTGCAGAAGTTCCCGGTGATCCTCGACGAGATCGGCGATGAGCATCGTGGCAAGCGCTTCGCTATCATCATCGACGAGGCACATTCCAGCCAGGGCGGCCGCACCTCAGCCAAGATGAACATCGCGCTTTCAGGCGCCGGCGGCGAGGGGCAGGAAGAGGACGAGACGGTCGAAGACACGATCAACCGGATCATGGAATCGCGGAAGGTCCTCCCCAACGCCAGCTACTTCGCCTTCACGGCCACGCCGAAGAACAAGACGCTGGAGGTGTTCGGCACGCCGTTCACTGAAGGCGGCGTCACCAAGCACCGCCCCTTCCACACCTACACGATGAAGCAGGCCATCCAGGAAGGTTTCATCCTGGACGTGCTGGCCCAGTACACACCCATCCGGAGCTACTACCGCCTGGCCAAGGCGGTGGAGGACGACCCCGAATTCGACTCCAACCGGGCGAAGAAGAAGCTTCGTAGCTACGTCGAGGGGCACGAGCACGCGATTCGCCAGAAGGCGGAGATCATGGTCGATCACTTCCACGACCAGGTCATCGCCCGAAGGAAAATTGGTGGTGACGCGCGAGCGATGGTGGTGACGGGGGGCATTCAGCGCGCGATCCAGTACTTTCACGCGTTCCGAGATTACCTGCGGGAGCAGAAGAGCCCGTATCAGGCCATCGTCGCCTTCTCGGGCGAGCATGAGTATGGCGGGCAGAAGGTCACCGAGGCATCGCTGAACGGCTTCCCGAGTAGTGCCATCGAGGAGCGCATCCAGAAGGACCCGTATCGGTTCCTGATCTGCGCCGACAAGTTCCAGACGGGCTACGATGAGCCCCTGCTTCACACGATGTACGTGGACAAGGCGCTCTCCGGGGTAAAGGCGGTGCAGACCCTGTCGCGGCTCAACCGTGCGCACCCGAAGAAGCACGACACGTTCGTGCTCGATTTCCAGAACGATGCTGACGTGATCGAGGCGTCCTTCGCGCCCTACTACCGCACGACGATCCTCAGCGAGCAGACCGACCCGAATAAGCTGCACGACCTGAAGGCCGCGCTCGACGGCCACCAAGTGTATGGCGCGGCTCAGGTTGACGACCTCGTCGCCCGCTACCTGTCCGGCGCGCCACGGGATGCTCTGGACCCCATCCTGGATGCCTGCGTCGCCACATACCTGAGCGACCTGGATGAGGATGGGCAAGTCGACTTCAAGGGGAAGGCGAAGGCGTTCGTTCGGACCTACGGCTTTCTGGCGTCCATCCTGCCGTACACCAATGCGGAGTGGGAGAAGCTCGCCACCTTCCTCAATTTCCTGATCCCGAAATTGCCAGCGCCGCGGGAGGAAGACCTATCGAAGGGCATCCTCGAGGCGGTCGACATGGACAGCTACCGGGTTGAGGTTCAGGCCTCGATGGCTGTGGCTTTGCCGGACACCGATGCGGAGGTCGATCCAGTGCCGACCAGTGGCGGCGGCCGAAAGCCGGAGCCCGAACTGGACCGACTGAGCAACATCATCCAGGCGTTCAACGACCAGTTTGGGAACGTCGACTGGAAAGACGGGGACAAGATCCGGAAGGTGATCACCGAGGAGTTGCCGGCCAAGGTGTCCGCGGACAAGGCCTTCCAGAACGCGGTCCGGAACTCCGATCGGCAGAATGCCCGAATCGAGCATGACGCAGCTCTCCAACGGGCGATGAACGACCTCGTCGCGGACCACGTCGAGCTTTTCAAAATGTTCCAGGACGACCCTTCGTTCCGGAAATTCCTCACGGACAACATTTTTGCCGCCACCTATCGGCCCGATAAGGGGTCCGGCTCGGGAGCGTCGCCGCCCTGAGTTGGCGCCGGGTTGTCATTGGCAGGCGAAGCCGACCGCAACTTAAAGCAGCGCGGGCGGGTTGGGTAGCGAACAAAATCAATGTGTTGTGGGCTTGGGGATTAATCGCCCAAGTCCCGAGGTGCAGAGAGAATTGGCCGGTCGGAGAGAGAGAGTGCCAACCTCGGGCCGGTCGCTATCCCGAGCTTCGGGCGCGAAGCCCCGCCAAATCTGGCCGTGACCGCCAGCTATGGCTGAACAGAGAATGAGGTTGGAAAGCCGACTGGAGCGGGCGAAGGGATTCGAACCCTCGACCCCAACCTTGGCAAGGTTGTGCTC